CCGCCCGTTGTGACCCTGAACGACCTTGACGGCTTTATTGCAAACTTCTGGCGCGCCGTTGCCGCCGATCCTGACAGCGTAGCGCGGTTCGTCGATTGGCCAGTGAATGAAATTGATCTGTTTGCGCGGCATGTATGGCTGCTGAAACAGGAAGGCGCACTCCGCGCCAAACTCGAAGCCGATCCCGACTGGTTTGACGCCAAGATCGCGGGCTGGTGGTGCTGGGGCGCGTGCTGTTGGATCGGTACGGGCTGGTGTTCAGGCGACGGGCCGCATTGGATCGATGAAGCGGGCAACCGAACCCGTCGCCAAGGTGGGGGAGTTGCTGCGAAACTCCCCCACCTTGGCAACGCGGGGCGCGGCGTGAACCGAAAGTTACCCTACTTGGGTGGCAGGAACGCGGGGCAGGGCGTCCACCGCAACGATATGAACCACCGCGAGTTATGCACGACCTTGCCGCCCGCCTGAGAACGGCGCGTGTGGCCTGTGGCGATTGGCAGCGCGTGTGTACACCAAGCGTCACGACCCGCCACGGATTAACCGCGATCCTGCTTGACCCGCCCTATGGCGAAGGCGCACAGGAATACAGCGTGGGTGGCAATGCCGACAAAAGCCTTGCGATGGATGTCTGGCAATGGGCAACCGAAAACGGCAACGATCCGCTCCTGAGAATCGCGGTGTGCGGCTATGAAGATGGGCGCACGGTTCCCGATGGCTGGGAAACACTGCGCTACACCGCACGCAAGGGCTATCAACAGGACACGGCCAGCGCCGTGAATCGCTTTCGGGAATGTATCTGGTTTTCGCCAAACTGCTTAAAGCCAACCCGCCACGAGCAGCATAGTTTGGAGCTAGAAGTATGACAACGATGCAACAAGTAGAACCCGCCCAACTCACCATGAACGAGCAAGAAGAGTTGCTCGATCATGAAGCCATCATCGAACAGAGCCAAGCCGTATTCGTCGAAGTCGGCAACGCCTTAATGGCGATTCGCGACGAGCGCCTGTACCGTGCCACCCACGACAGCTTTGAAGCCTACCTGCACGACCGCTGGCCCGCCATCTCGAAACGGCGCGGCTATCAGTTGATCGATAGCGCCCAGATTGCCAAGGTTGTGCCGATTACGAATGAGCGCCAAGGCCGAGCGCTGAAAGGCGTGCCACCGGAACAAGCCAAAGCGGCGTTTGAGGCTGCCAGCGTGGCCACCAACGGTGCTCCGACCGCCAAGGCGATTAGTCAGGCCGTGGACAGCCTGCGCCTGCCTCCTGACTTTGCAGCCTATGAAGCGAAGGCACTGGCGTGCAATCTGCGCTTGATTCGCGATGGCGAATACTACGTGACTGGCATGCCCGATGGCCCGCGAATATCGTCGCAGTGGAGTGTCATCAAGAGCTTTCTGGACACGCACGAACAGGCGTATCAGGAGAAGGCACGAGCGGCGGCGCACGTTGCCCAACCCGCAACCGTTGCACCACAGCCGGAGCCGTGGACGCCACCAGAGCGCAATCAGGAGATCGCCACCGCACGCGGCTACCAGACCCGCCTCTCGATTGGCAATCACGACCTCAGCACGGCCAAGGCTCGCCAGCAGGTGCGACAAATCGCGGGCGATCTGCTTTCGTGCCTAGAGCGGATCGATGGGCTGCCAACCGTGTTCGATAAGGCGGTGGAAGCCGTGTTGACGAGCGCCGCCGATTTGATGACAGATGCCAACTATCAAGCGCTGGTCAAGCGGCTGGATGGCGTGGTGACACAGTGAGCGCCCGATCTGAACGCAAGCGGCGGGATCGCGCCAATGCCGCCGCCGCCGCAATACAGTTCTTTGCTATTCGGAATGCACAGTCGCTGTCAGCGGATGAGCGGGAGCAACGAGCACTCATCCGTCTCGGCCCCGTGCCGCAACGCTGTTCACGCTGCCACCAGCGCCCGCCAATAACCTTTGTTATGGCCAGCCCAGGCGGCTGGATGTGTCACGAATGTGCATCGTAGGTTCTCCAACCGAGAACAGAAAGCAGGAACCGACATGGCCTACAAGATTACCGTCTCCCTCGAAACGACCGACGCATACCAGCGCGATCAGATTCTGGATGACACCATTGATCTGCTCGATACCTACGCAACCACCGCCCGCAAAGTGGCGATTGTGGACGAAACCAAGACGCTGCATGGCAAGTTTGGCACGAACGGGAGTCTGACGTTTGATCCGGGCGAAAGCGCCGAATTATCCGAACTTGGCGACATCATCAAGGTGACGCCGATGGATCGGGCGATGCGAACGATGGAGGAGTTGCGACCGAAGGCCGGAAGCGGCGTGGAGTATGTGGAGATAAGCGGCGGCGGGCATACGACGCGATTGGAGCCACGATGACGACCTACGACTCAACCAAAGACACGCTTACCCACATTGCCAACGTTCAGAACGAGATCGGCTACATCGCCTTAGATCTGATTGAACGCGGCAACCAGCACGATTGGTCAAAGTTGCAAGCCCCGGAAAAGGAAGCGCTAGACGTGTATACGCCGCTGCTGAAAGATACGACGTATGATGGGCCGCCACGTATTCAGGAGCCGCAATTTCAAGCGTATCTCGCACACCACTACGCGTTGAACAGCCATCACCCTGAGTTCTATACCTACGGCATTGATGACATGACCCTGATGGACATTATCGAGATGCTGTGTGACTGGCATGCGGCCACTCTGCGCCATGCTGATGGCAGTATCGCCAAGAGCCTAGAGATCAACCGCACCCGATTCAAGATCGGCGATCAACTGCTTCACATCCTCGAAAATACCGCGCTGGCGCTTGGCTGGATCGCACACACCAGCGAGAGGAACGCACCATGATCGAACTGACCCCCGACGAATACCGCGCTCTCACCAAGCGCCCCAAGACGGCCCGCTATGCGCCCACGGAGGCCAGCGAGCAGATCGCGCTGTTTGAGTGGATCGATGTCTGTATCCCGCGTGAACCGCGTCTCGAACTGGCGTTCCATGTGCCGAATGGCGAGCTACGCGAAAAGGCTGTAGGGGCGCGATTAAAAGCGATGGGTGTGCGCCCTGGAGTTCCTGACATTCTAATTCCGGTCGCGGCGCGGGGCTATATCGGGCTGGCGATTGAACTGAAGGCCGGAACGAATACCACCAGCCCTGATCAAGATCGCTGGTTGGGACACTTGCGGGATTGCGGCTGGTATGCCGACTACTATCACGGCTGGGTCAAGGCCGCGCAGGTGATCTGCTGGTATCTGAATCGGAGTTTGGAAGAAATGGGGTTGGGGTCATGAAATGCGCTCGCCCTGGTTGCACACACGAACTGACATCGATTCAGATCGAACGCAAGAACCGCTACTGCTGCCGGAAATGTGTGGCGCTCAATCGCCAAACCGACCGCATTGAGCGCGCCAAGGTGCTCGGTATCCACGTCTCAACCCATCGCCGCGCAGATCGCGCCAAGCGCTTGGTCAAGATTGGCGACACTGAGCGGATCTATAGCAGCCGTCGCTGCGCCAACTGCGCCCAGGCGCGCAACATTGAGCGATCCAACCGGCTATGTACCGTGTGCCTTGCGGCGGGCTACCGCTGGTGTGGCTACCATCGCCATGTGGTGACGACCGAGGGCTATAACAACCGTCGCCGGATGTGTCGCCCCTGCCGCCAGGAGTACGACAACGCACGCGGGCGACGACTGCGCGGCGGGCCTCCTGATGGCTACATTTCGCTCAAGGTTGCCGCCAAGCGTATCGGCTACGGGCCGTGGGCCGTGCAGAGCGCCATTCAGCGCGGATGGATGGCCGGGTATGTCTGGCGACGGGGGCCGCGCTGCAATTGGTACATCGAAGATCGGGCAAGTTATCCGACGTGGGGTGAGTGATGAGCACCTATCAATTCATGTCCCCTGAATCCGCTGCGCGGTTCGCCGCGTTTAGCGAGTGGCTGTACCGCTATGGCGTTGCCTGTAGTACAATGCCTGACAACCCAGCTACGACGATTGGAGCGGAGAACGATGCCAGCCGCCGCCATTTACCTACGGGTGAGCACCGAGGATCAGACGGGCAACAACTCACTCGCTACCCAGGAACTCGCGTGCCGGGCGTATGCGAGTGCCCACCATCTGACGGTGATCGCCGTCTTATCGGACGATGAAACCGGATCAACCATGACTCGCCCGGGCTTCACCGAGTTGCGGCGATTGGTGCAGGAGCGATCTATCCAGCACCTGATCGTGTATAGCGTGGATCGCTTACACCGCAACTTGGTCAACCAGGTCACGAGCCGCACCGAGTTTCAAGCCGCCGGAACCACCATCCATTACGTGCGGCGTGGCGAACTGACCACCAGCCCCGAAGATATTCTGTTTGATAATATTGATGGCGTGTTCGCCGAATACGAGCGCCACAAGATCCGCGAACGCACCATGCGCGGCACCGAAGGCAAAGCTATCAGCGGGCGGGTGTTGGGCGCTGGCCGTGCGCCGTATGGTTACGCCTATGCCGGCACGCGCCGGGATCGCACCATCCATATCCAACCCGAGCAGGCAACCATCGTTGCCGAGATTTATGCGCGCTACCATCGCGGCGAAGGCGTGTCAGCGATTGCCGCCGATCTGACGGCCCGCCAGCTTCCCACCTGGACGGATTTGTACGGCCATGGCAAACTCCAGCGCGCTCAACGCGCGCCCAATACCTGGAATACGGCTACGCTCTACGATATTTTGCACGATGAACTCTATGCCGGAACGTGGCAACACTTCCGCAACCGCAAGCGCGCCAATGGCGTCACGACCCGCACCACCAACCCCGGCGACTGGGTCGGTGTGCCTGTTCCAGCGATTGTAGGTCGTGACCTCTGGGAACAGGTGCAGACACAGTTAGCGGTGGGCAGTCAGCAGGGCGGGCGGAATGTCCGCAACGTGTACGGGCTACGCAGTATGATTCGCTGCGGGCATTGTGGTGCGGCCATGACGGGCATGACCCAAGTGCGCCCCAATACCGCCGATAGCTATTATCGGTGCATCAACCACGGCAAGAGGAACGCTATCCAATGCTATGATAGCCCCTACGTGCGTGCGAGCGCGGCTGATACGGCGATCTGGGCACTCATTCGCGCCTGCCTTGACCCAGATACCTTGGCCATTGAGCAGGCCGAACGCGAACGCAAGCGCCAGGCGACGATGGCCAGCAGCGACACGCAGCGCGCCCACCTCGATAGCCGAAAGACAGAACTTCAACGCCAGATTGACAAGCAGCTTGATCTGTATCAGCGCGATATTATTGATCTGGCCACGATTGAGCGCAGCGTGAAACCGCTCCGAGCGCAGCTTGATGATCTGGATCGACAACTGGCCAGCCACACCCCAAATCGCGCCCCATCGATTGATCTGGCAACCATTGCCACCCACTACCGCGCTGCGCTTGATGGCTTAGATCGGGATGTGCTTGCCCGACGTGAGGCATTGCTGCGACTTGAGGTACGAGTGATGGCGCGGCGAGTCGTGAACGGCGCACAACTAACGATGACCAGCATGCTGAATGCCGATCCTTTGGAGGCTATGGTATAATGTGAGTTGTCAATAGTGAAGATATAACAACTCAGTTCATACAAAGGAGCCCTCATGGATATTGATTTCTTCTTTGCAATGTGTCGCTCACTCGCCGCAAGCGAAGGGAAGGCCGGATACTATGACTTGCCACCAGAGGATATTCAAGCACTTTCGTCCCGTCGATCGTGGCGGGTCACTATTTGGCAGCGCGATAACGGCCAGTGCCATGTCTGTGGGCGACATATCCCGCTGAACGACTGGTACGAATGTGGGCACATCGTTGATCGTGTAAATGGCGGAATCAATCACCCATCAAACCTCGTTGTTATGTGCCGCCCATGTAATCAGCTCAAGCCAGGGCACGCAACCCGCGCTGAGTATCTACAATGGATTGCGGACGGTGCATGGATGGCCGCGCTGATTGCGGAAGTTGAGGAAAAGGGAACCCCGTGGCCGCCGGAATGGCTTCGCATCATCGGCTAGAAGTGAGCCGCTTGAACTGAAACGTGCACCATGGTACACACGCCCCGCCAAAGAAGCGGGGTTTTGTTTTGTCTGTCGCTTGACACTCTTGACAGTATAGTGTACACTCTTGGCAGTTCTGACAGATAGGAGATCGTGATGACTGTTGCCGAATTGATAGCCGAGTTGCAGGCGCTTCCCCAAGATGCCCTAGTAGTGCTGCAAAAAGATGCAGAGGGCAACGGGCATTCGCCCATGGCTGGATTCTGGATCGGCGGGTATCGCGCCGTATCGACATGGAGTGGTGATGTTGGGCTGCTTGAGTTGACGGCTGAAGATGTGCGCCAAGGCTTCACTACCGACGATCTGGCAACAGATGGCGTGGTAGCCGCAATTCTCTATCCGGTCAATTAGCCGAAGCCTAATCAGAAAGGGGGTGATGCTAGTGACAGACCAAGACCCAAAACGCTACACGATGGGCACCGGGGAAGTAGCCGAGCGGTTGCAGTGTTCGCGGGAAACGGTACACAATCTCACGCAAACCGGCGAATTGTCGTTTACGACTCGTAGCCGAGGCACGCGGGAATGGAAGTTTTTTGACCCGAAGGAAGTGGAAGCTTTAGCCCAGAGGCGTGGGGTTGAAGTGAATCCGTAGGGCCGGGAGTCGCCTGGAAAACAATCTCCCAGCCCTATTGCCCAACCGTAAAGAAAGGCAAAATCTATGATACCACAGCGAATCCACATCGCGATCATCGGGACAACCCTGCTCTTGATGATTGTGTTCCTATTCGTTCTCTTCGCGCCGCTTCCGGTCGGTGCGAGCGCATACCCAACCCCAACAGCGTGTGCCGCCACTCGCTCAGAGACCATCATGGAGGGCGTCACGCGATCAACGTGCGCCGATGGCAGCACGCAGATCCAGCGACCGAACGCCACGCCGATTGCACCGCGCAAGGTGGTGCGGCGATGAGCGACATTAAGATCGGTGACGCGGTTCGTTGGACGGCATCAAGTCAGCGCGGGCGCACATTCTCAATGGAATTGAAAGAGGGCGTTGTCGAGTCGATTGATGGCGACGTGGCGACCGTGCGTACTGGCAAGACGCGCCACCGTAAGCAAATCCCGCTTTCCAGCTTGAGTGTACGCGGGCAAGCGACTCAGATTGATCGCGTGATTCAGGCAGTTCGCGATCAATCATACGGAAAGAAGGATGGAGAATGATTGACAGCCTTTTCATCCTGCTTATCCTCCCGCTCGCCATCCTGCTCATCGTGGCGCTGCGTCTGACCAAGCGACCGACGCCCGCGCCGGAAGCGCGCCAGATTGTGAGCGTAACTCGCCCGCTGGCACTCGCCGACGATCCGGTCTTCGCCGTGCCGGTTGACGATGGCGTGGATCTGCCATCAAGCATGTTGCCGTTTTTGCGAGGTTTGGAATGAAAGCACTCACCCTGACTCAACCATGGGCCACGTTGGTGGCCATCGGGGCCAAGCGCATCGAAACCCGATCCTGGCGCACGAGTTATCGCGGGCCGCTGGCGATTCACGCAGCCAAAGGACTCGCGAGCGTGGGTGGGAAGCGTGGGCTTCGGCAGTTGATCGCGAGTGAGCCGTTCGCGACGGCGCTTGCAGGGCATTCATGGTTGCCACTCGGCGCAATCATCGCAACCTGTACGCCGGTGGATTGCGTGCCAACCGAACAGATCATGAAGGCATTCGGCGCATACGGCCCAACCGACGCCAGCGGCGGCCATAAACTCTGGCCACTGACCGATCAAGAATTGACCTTTGGCGATTACTCCGCAAACCGTTGGGGTTGGCTGTTGGATGACGTGCAGATGCTCGATACGCCAGTGTTTTGCAAGGGGGCGCTGGGCCTGTGGGAGTGGCAACAGTGACCGCTGGCGATGTCGAGGACGTGCTGCTGAATGCGCTGTGTTGGCTGCGCCTGTTCTCAACGAGCCGCTTGGCACATCACTGGCGAGAAGAAGCCAGTCAGGAGGCAGAGTGAAACCAACGCAGATCGCCGCCTGCCCGTATTGCGGCAACAAGGACACGGAACTGATTTCAAGCCCGCCGTATCTGACAGGGTTTGTCATGTGCTATGCGTGCATGGCGTGCGGCCCAGAGCAGCCCACAGAAGCACAGGCCGTTGGCGAATGGAACCGTGTGGCGCAGGCGGTTGCCTATCGTGAGGCCATATGCGATGCGCTTGGACTTGATCCGACAGAAGAGATCGCGCCGGGAACCATTGCAGCCTGGAATCGCGTGGCGCGCCTTGCCAGCGACCACGCCGCGTTGGAAGCCGCCTACTCTGCGCTCAACAGCCAGTGCCAGGCGCGGATTGAACTCATTAACGCCATTGAGCTTCATCTCGATAGTCCGAAATGGACACACGAAGAGGAGCTTTCTGACGACGGCTTTCATATTTACTGCAATGGTCGTGAGGACGTGCGTGCGATGATCGCAGATTGGAGGGCGAAGCCATGAAAGATCGCTTTGACCCAACCGCCAACTACTATCTGCCGCTCATCGTTCGTGGTTGGCCAGAGGCGATTGATCCGATCTCAGGCCGCCAAACAAACGTTGCGGAGGCCATTCGGAACGAAACCAGCATTGGCTACGTTCCGGTGTATGCCACGCTCCAGGATCTGATCAAGGAACATGGCGACGTGCCGTACACGGTGCTACGGCGCACGAAGGAGGACTAATATTATGAGAGATCCCGGCCCTATCCTTATCGACTCACTCGATAAACCGAACGCCAGCCCGCAAGGCCCCGGCCAGCCACACCCACACGCGCCGATCTCGCGACGTGACGAGCCGCGTACCCGTCTGCCTGCTCAGGCGTGGCTGATCCTGACCCTCTTGGCGGTTGGGCTGACGGCGTTCATGTTGTGGGGCATCGCCAGCGCATTGCAGGCCGCGCTGTGGGAATGGCCATGGCTTGGTTGGGCGTTCGGCCTGTTGCTGTTACTGGTGGCCGCGACGAGCCTTGTAGCACTCGGCTATTCGCTCGTGATGTGGCTGTTCTATCGGACGCAACGCAGCCGAATTATTCGCACAGCCTTTGATACGCCTGTGGATAGCATGCAGGTCTTGAACCGCGATCCGTTGGCGATGGAAGCGCCCCGGCTGGCGTATGAGACGGCCAAGATTGCGGCTATGGAGCACCCGCTGATTACGACCTGGACAAGTCCACAGCAGCCGCAAGCGAAGGTGGAGGCACCGGCGCTGCTGGCCGCTCCTGACGATCTCGCGCCCGTCTCGCTAGCAACCGTCAGTGGGTGGATCGATGAGCTGCCGCATGTGATGTTCGCAGCCAAAACGGGCAAGGGCAAAACCGCGACGTGCCTGCATCTCCTGAAGCCACGCGCTGAAGCGGGCGAGCAATTCTGTATCATTGATCCGCATAGTGGTGATTGGGGTGGCTTGCCCGTGTTGGGTGGTGGTGAGGATTGGCAGGCGATTGCCCATGTGTTGACCTGTTTACTGGACGAATACCAAGCACGCTTGAACGAACGCGAACGGCACAAAGCGGCAACGGGGCGCGAGCTGCCACATGATCACTTTGACCGCATGACCATCATCTTCGATGAGGCATGGCTTGCGCGCAAGAACCTGGACATTGCGCCCAAGCGTGGCGAGATCACGATCTGGGAGAAGTTCGTTCCGGTGATGGGTTCAGGCGCACGCAAGGTATCAATGAACCTGTGGCCCATCGTGCAGACCGCCAACGTTGGCGATCTTGGATTAAGCGGGCCAGCGCGCGAAAACTTCTTGCGTATCCCGCTCGATACCCGCGCCTGTCGGATCTTTGTGCAGCAAGAAGAAACGAACGCGGCCCGCCGCGCTAAGCTGCTGGACTTACTGGATAACGAAGAATGGCCCGCTCTGGTCGAACATCATGGCCGCATTCATCGGGTAGATCGGTCGGCAGCGGCAACGATGCCCGATCTGACCCGCTATGCAGATCAGGTGTGGCAACCGACCCAGCCGACGCTCCGCCAGCCGACGCCAATGATCACGATTGACGAGATCCTTATTCGAGCGGTGCGCGCTGGGAAGACCCGCGACGAGACTCGCGTCACGCTCCAGCAGCGCGGCCTAGGCTTCCGCGATCAGCAGTGGACGGATGCGCGCTCGTTCGTGCTGAGTGAACGGCTCACGAGTGCTGATGCCGCGTAATGTGGCACGGAACGCACATTGGGAACACACGAAGCACTGAGAGTTCCTGTGAAGCGCTACGAAGGCGCTGTGAAGGCACTGCATTAGGATGCGGAGAAAGCAACTATGAGTAATCCACGCACATTCAATCCGGGCAGTGACTTTGCGGCGCTGCTGAATCGAATTTATGAGATCAAGTTCAGTCGGTCGGTACCATTAGTCGTGATTCTGTTGTCTGGTATTTATGCCATCTATCGCAGCATGCACTATATTTCCAGTTCGTTCCATCTCGATTGGTTCATCGCCGCGCCAACCGCGATCAGCATTGAACTGCTGGTGCTTGGCGCGTCGGCCAATGTGTTTATCCAGTTGCGCCGCGATTATGTGGCGGAGTTAGACAAGCAGGATCGGGGCATTACACAATGGGGCGTGCATCTCGGCATGCTCCTGTTGACCATTGCGTTCCTGGCCCTGATCGGGATTGCTGGGGCTGATGCCTGGAAGCTGACCCAGGATTACGTGGCGACGTTCTTACTCACGCTGGTGCAAATTGCACAATCGGGGTTCATTGTGTCGTTTGTGATCAGCGCCTTGCTCGACGAGCGCGACGATCTGCGCTCAACCTATGCCGATCTGAGCCGCCGCACATGCCCGTATTGCGGTGTGTCGGTGAGTCCGAACAATCGCGCCCGGCATATGAATACGTGCCCGAAGAAGCCATAGTGAACCATGGTACACAATCCTACCCAGGCCCGCCGATCTTGGCGGGCTTTTGGTTGCCCAGATTATGAGAGAAATCGCAAGAGTTCTACAATATGCTTGGCATCATTTGAATTAGTGCTATAATTCAAATCAGGAAGCAAGGACATATACGAAAGAGGCAAAAAGAATGGCAGTCAAAATCAGCACGCAACTCAAAAAGCAAGGCGTCACGCCCCGAGCGGGCGAAGGCAATTGGGCGAAGTTCGATGCTTTCGGAAATGGCGTTGTTATGGAGTTCATCAAGAGTAACGAGCATCCCGGTGGTGAGGATTGGTATCCACTGTATCCCGCCAGCCGTGTAACGGGCGCTTCGTACCAGCCGTACCGCAGCGGTACGGAATGGGCGGAATTCGCCAATCGGGCGATGGCCGATGAGGCCAATAGCAACTTTCGCCGCCGCAATAGCTACTAGGAGGCGCTAATGGCCGGAAAGCCAGGGCGGTCGGGGGGCAAACGCACCCCCGGCCCTGATGCCCGCAAGGCAGGCCGCAAGGCCGCCAGTATCCGCGTTACGCTCGGCCAAGCGCGGATGGCCGAATTAGCGCTGTTGGCCACCGCCGAACAGACGACGCCGGACGCCTTGGCAGCAAACTGGCTGAGTGAGCGGATAACTGCCGAAACCGCCAAGTATGATGCAGATCGGGGCGTGACGGAATGGACGGGGGAGGTAGTGTGAATTATGAGAGAAATAGGATTATTCAACAAACCTATTGACAATACAATAGGTATCCTGTATAATCCTATTCATAGACAAGCGGACAGGAAAGGAAACGACCATGACAGGTACGGAGAAGCAAATCGCATACGCAACCACCATTAAAAACGCATTTCTTCACAACGCAGATCAGATCGTCGGCGCAGAAACCGCCAAGGCAGATCGTAACGTACCACAACAAGCGGCATTTGTTGCCAAGGTTGAGGCAACGGTCGCTGCGCTCAAGGCGAACGAAAACGCGACATTCTGGATTAACAACCGTAGCGAGTTTGAGGTTTCGTCGCTGTGGCGCTGCCTCGTTATGCGGTCAATGAAATAAGGAGAGGTTTCGATGTTTGCACATGTAACTATGATGAAAGAACTGAACGAGGCGTACCAAGTGGCGTGCGAGGCCAACAAGCCCGATGCTGATTTCGGTGAAGAGTTGGCCGCTCTGACGGCAGGCAAGCCACTACCGCCTGAAGGCCGATTCGAGCGATTTGACGCTATCACTGCTGCAATGCAACAGCGGTGGAGTGAACTGGCAAACAAATGACAAACAAAAAGCGCGGAGGCTGGCGCAATCCCGCCTCCGCTGTCAACGGGCGGATCGGCGCAAACGCCCAGCCCGGACGCCCGCCGAAAGAGCGAGCGATTACGCTCTCGGAGGTTGGCCCCGAAGGCGCTACGCCAAGCGTCACGGGAACCGCAACGATAGGGCGGGCGATCATCAAGATCGCATTGGACGACGGGCGGAAACTGACGATCTGGATTGATTAGCGCAGCCAACTCGGCGCGCAGGAGTAGCCCCGATTGGGGCAGAGAGCAGGATGAGATGGAAGGGACGCAAATTCTACAGGCAATCGTAACGGGGGATTTCCCCCCTCGGAATAATATGAATGGCCTGTCCGAGGATGGCGTCGCCGTCTTTGTGGCGGCTCAGGAGCTTATGGGCTTGGCTATTGAGCATGGGATTGAAGTTCGGTCCCATGATGGGGGCTGGAAAAGCTATAGCGGGTTCGCGGAATTTACTTGGCGGGGTCTACCCGTCAAGGCGCGGGGAACGCACGCGACAGGAAGCGCGTGGATGGTGCAGAAAGGAGGGGAAATCATTTTCTCCTAACTCCCCACCACCATCGGCAAAATCTGCGCAAAGCGGCTCGGCACAATCAGCCGGGCCGTTTCTGTTTGTCCGTCAAGGCTCACCAGCACCAGCGTGCGGCCCTGCGGCGTGAAGTTCTGATCAACCCCCAGCCTCGGCAGCCGATACTCCGCCTGGTCGCAGCCAACGAACTGCACAGGCCGATTGTTGCCAACCAAATATAGACAGCCGGGTTCAGCCGTGACGATCAGCGTGTCGCCTTGCCACGTTGCTGCAAGCGGAGCGGGTTGGGCGTGCGTTACAGACAGCGCCAAGCACAGCGCAATCAGAAGCGCCGAAACACCAGCCCTAATCGGCTTGGCGTGCCATCGAGTAGCCATGTCTGCATTTCCGCGAACAACGCCGCACGCGCCGCCGCATCCTCTTTCGTGATCGTCGTGCCGGCTAGGAGCGCCCCGTCTGCCGTGCCAACAATCACGCCCGTAATATCGTTGGTCTGTGCCAAAATCGAAAGCGCATTGGCCTGCGTGATCAGCGTGCGTGCCGTGCCGATCAGATCGCGCAGGTCGCTTTCCCACTCTTGTGCCGCCGTTAGTCGTTCAGCCATAACAAGCTCCTGTAGTGCCGTCTGAGCGGCTTGTTCGGTTGGGTAGGTGGTTTTTCCGGTATCCGTGGCGACGATCCACACGGGATCGCCGTTGTTGTTGCGTGCTTGGTAGTAACTCATATGAAGTAAAACCCGCTGATCAGAATCTCGCCTGCGGTATCAATTGCGACGTTCGCCGTCCCGCCACTAATCGGCGAGATGAACTGGATAGCGTTGGCGCTGGCGTACATATAGCCAACCATCCCCGAACCCGTGAATGTGTGATTCAACGGCATGACCGAGAACGTGCTTTCCGTGGCAACTCGCGACGAGATCGGCAACCCGCCCACCACTGCATTCCCCGTCCCGGTTGCGCCTGTCCAGATCATGCGCGCCGAGAACCAAAAAACGCTGCCATCGGTGCGGTAGGTTCCGCGCTGAAATGTGTAGGTTGTGACGCCAGCCGTGGTCGATCCATAGTAGGTTGGCGTGAACGTGCCCGACACAAACGGTGCCATCTGGTACACCGTGCCCGCGTCATCGACCCCGCTCGGAACGCCCGTACTGCTAACAAAGATCGTCCCGTAGCCAGCGGGTGGCGTAGCAGGCGTGGCAATCTCTGGCAGGCGCAAACTTCTCAGCGCCAATTCGCGACTCGCTAAGGCTTCGAGCGTGGCTTCGAGTTTACGCAGGCGCTGCTCTAAGGCAATCGAATCGCTCATAACACTCCCCGAAAGCGCATACGGTCGCGGATTTCTCCGCCCGCTATCCGCACGGTCAAGGTTTCCAGCCGCACATCAAACGACCCAGCCCGATGTTGCACCGTCACGAGATCGCCAAGATTGTAATGAATGCCGCGCGTAGCGGTGGGCACGTTGATCAAATCGCCTTCAATCACGACCGTTGGGGCGTTGTTGCGGAGCGCGGCGTCAGCCTTGGCAAGCAATACCGCAGTATCATTGCTGTCTGTCTGCTCGATAAACAATTCGCGGCGATTGAGTGGCGAGGCGGCCAAGCGGGCTGCATCAATGGCCACCTGAATACTCCGATCTGAGCCTTGCCCACTGCCGCCACAGATCACGACCGTGGCCTCAGTGCGGTGGCTTTCGCGCACGGTAACGTTCTCAATATTGCCGCGCTCTTCGCTAAAAATCAGCGGTTGGCTTGTGCCATAGCGCCGATCCACGCCGCGCTGATTAACATACGTTCGCACCTCCAGCGAGCGCCCATTCGCACCGCTCGGCACAATCTCGCACACCAGGTACGTCCCCGCCGTTGTGGCCGCTTGGCTCAACTCCTGAATCACGCGATCTAGCCTGCGTCGGGTACTGGCGTCGTGAAGGGAGGTTGCTTGGGTGAGATCGGCTTGCACACTCAGCAGTGCGCTAATATCGGCTTGCGTCTCAGTACCATCGCGGGCCGCCGCTACGATGCTCGCGCCCATATTTTCGCGAATATAGGCTTTGATCAGGTCGTCAGGCGCACCCGTCTTAGCAGTGTAGGTCGTTCCGGCGTCATAGGCCGTGATGCGCCGCTCTAGCAACTCATTCACGTGATAGGCGGTCGTCTCTAGCGCATTCGGTAGCCATTGATAATCCCGAACTAGGAAGATGGCCTCACAATCCACCACGGGAGAACGCCCCGCAAAGCTGCGCCACACCCCGATTCGCGCATCTAACGGCAGACGCTCGCCCGTGGTGTCATCGCGGCGGACAATCAGCGTGCCGATCCCGCCGACACTCAGCGCATACTCCAGCCCCGGCTGCCCACCCACATCCTGCATATTCGCCCATTTAGCAAGCGGGTTGCCCGAGGCATCAGTAATATCGAGATAGGCGGTCATGGGAGCCTCGGAATGAGATCATCAAGCGACAGATAGCGTAGCGCCCAAACCAAGTACGAGTTATTCAGCACGGATACCGCGAGTTGATTATCTCCAGGCTGTAAATACATGGTCGTCACATCCGATCCGGGGAACGAACCATCAGGCAGCAGTCCGCGCACCGTACTCAACGTGATCAGGCGTGTTGGATCAAAATCGATGGCGAGGTATTCCGGCGAAAAGGTAAGATCCAGCCACGACATGCGCCGGGCGGTGGTGGCATTGAGCAACGAATAGTAGCTACTGCCGTTGTAGATAATCAAGCGCGGATAGGTGGCCGCGCTCCCGCGATTGGTGACGGTGTTGCCACTCGCACTATTCCGCGCCCCTGCAATGGCGTTGGTTCCGAAGGCCACCGCGCCATTGCGCTGCGTGAGGAGCGACAGTACATAATCCGTATCGATATACATACTCGGAATGATCCACGCGCTGCCATTCCAAATGAGCAGACGATAAAAGCCGATAGAGGTGGCGGATGCGATCTGAAACGCCCCACCCACCCACAACCATCCGGTATCCGGCGCAATCGACAGCGCATATACGGACGCATCTGCGCCACTACTCAGTGGCTCCCAGATATTGCCATTCCATGATGCTAGTCGGGTACACGTCACACCGCCTGCGGTGGTGAAATCGCCACCCGCGTAGATCGTTTGATCAAGGCCGACCGCTAAGGCGCGCACCGTGCTATTCATGCCGGTGCTGAGTGCCGTCCATGTGCTAAAAGCCGTGGCCTTGGCAATCCGATCCGCCCCTGTTACGCCGCCCATTCCCGTAAAATCGCCCCCAGCCACGGCCGTGATTCCGTCGCTCAATATCACCAAGCTGTGTACCGTATTGTTTGCGCCCGTCCCGATTGCAGCCCACGTCGATCCATTCCAAACCGCGATCCGATTGGCCGCCACGCCGCCGATGGTCGTAAACGTGCCACCGACCACCACATAGTTATAAAACGAAGTTGCGGCAATCGCGTAGACCTCGTTGGCAGCGGCTCCGGTACCCATCGGCGTCCAAACACTGCCGTCCCATTTTGCAATGCGGCTGGTATTCGCCACGCCACCCATGAGCGTAAAATCACCACCTGCGTAGAGCGTGCCATTCGGCCCAACCGCCAACGCTCGGACGATTCCATTCGCGCCCGTCCCCAGCGCGCTCCAGGCCGATCCGTTCCATTTGGCGATCCGGTTGGCGGCCACGCCTCCAGCGGTCGTCGTAAAATCGCCCGCTGCGTAGATGCTACCATCGGTGCCGACTGCCCACGCCCGGATTGCGCCGTTAAAGGTTGCGCCGCTACCCATCCGCGCCCAAACGTTGGTTGTTGCGTTCATCTGGACGGCATAGTCGGCAGTCAGCGTCGTATAGCCACTGAGCGCCATCCCGCTTTCGCCACCAATAATCGTTGGCTGCAACGCCAGAAACGAGATCGCCACTGATTCGGCAAATGCGTTGGTCATGCTCCCCGGCAACCCGCCCGTATACAGCGCGGTGGTGCGGCCCGTTTCGCCGATCACATTGCCATCATCATCACGCGGCTGGAATTGCACAATCAGTGGCTGATGGCGTCCCAACAAATCCCGATCTAGCAACGCGCCCAGCCCGCCACGATTACGCGAAAGTTCGCCCAGATCCCCGCCATCGAAGCGGCCAACCAGCGTAAACGTCTGCTGCGGCTTGCGGCTATCACGGTATTGCGCGCCATCGAGGATGGAGAAATCGAGGATGTCATGCTGCGGCGTATCGAGGCCAAGGCCAACGATCGATGAGAGCGTAAAACCGTAGTCACTGAATGGTACCAGTCGCCCACCCGCCCGTGTTTGCCCGATCCGGTAGCTCGTACTGGCGTGTGGTGTGCCATTCCAGCCATAGGCCGGTGGCGCTTCATTCGGCATCAGGCCGAATTGATCGCCGTCAATGTGCGTGGTATCGAACACGCCTTCACTGCCACACGGCTGGATGTCTAAGCCATCCAAATAAAATACGCCCGTTTGCGTGCCAACCTTGGTCACATACACGCGCCGATTTGCGCCAGTGCTTTCGAGATACGGCAACCAGATCCGCTCCCAATACCCGCTGGCGATATACGGCTCGCTTCTGAGGCTTACCCCCGCTGTCGTTCGGACGCTGATCTCGTAGGCTTGCCCCGGCACACCAAGCAACGAAATCGACACCGCGTAGGTTGTGCCATTTACGAATGCGGTCGTATCATCGTAGTATGCCCCGGTGCCCGTGGTGGCGGTTGGGATGACGGCCAGCCCGTAGGCTCCAAAGTAGCCCTTGGTGGTGTCTCGCGCAACCGATCCCGCCCCCGCCGCCGCCCAGCCCGTCGATCCGGTTTCGAGGCTCGGGTTCTTGGCGATGTTCGTGCGCGCAACGGGCACCACCACCGACACATCCCATGTCAGGCGTGCCCCATCGACAACCCCCGGCAGCTGGCTTTGGATCATATATCCCCGCTCGCAATCGCTTGCACAATCGCGTAACTACTCTGGAGCGCCTGTGGGCTATTGTTGGTGTACACAGGCATAGTCACACTTCGGCTATTAGAGATGTTATTGGTAACGCTGCCACCGCTAATAGATTGTGGGCTAGCATCAGGGGTGACGCGGTTCATGCCACTCATCGCTTCGGTTAAGCGGCCCATTTCGGGCACGGTCACTTTCAACGCCCCGCTAATCCCGCGCAACCCCATCTCAAACGGCGTGGGACTCCCCGGCGTGAGTGCTGGTGGCAACGAGGGGATACCCCGAATCGCATCGCCAAGCCGAAAGACCCAGCCAATCGTGCCATCAATGGCTCGCCCAACACCCTCAAACGCGCCGCCGATGCCATCGAGTGCCCACTTAAACGCCCCTGCAAAAAAGTCACTGACACTTTTACCCGCTTCCGCGAGTTTGCCAAAAATGTTGATCCAGCCCTGAATGGCACCGCCGATAATACTGCCAATCACATCCGCCAGTACCTTGATCGTCGGGATCAGGCCGAATTCCAGAAAGTCAAACACCGGCTTCATGGCGGGAAAGAGCTTATTGCTGAAGAAGTCGGCTAAAGTGGCAATAATCGGCGGCAAGGTGTCATGCAGCCAACCCGCCAATGTTTTGATGATCGGGATCACGCTGGTATCGAGAAACGCCCACACAACCTTAATGGCCGGAACGAGCATATTTGTCCAGTACGACGCCAGCACCTGAATAGCACTATCGAGGATAGGTAGCACGGTGAACGTTAAGTCATCGAGGATCGGCAGCAGGTCGTCAACAAAAAACGCTTGCGCCACTTCCAGCGCCGGAACCAGGTCTTTTTCCCATGTGTCGGTGAGTTGCCGCAGATACTTATCTGAGAGCATCTTGACCACGTTGCCCACATCGGTGAGAAAGTCGGTTACTTTTTGCAGCACGGGATTGGCAGCGGTGACGGCAGCGGTTGAGGTGTCAAAGGCACTGGCAAACTTCGTGACGGTATTGATCGCGGGTGCGAGTGTCGTATTAAACACATCGGTGAGGATAGGTAGCAACTTATCGCCGAGCGTGATTTGTAACGCCTCGACTGACCCCTTGAAGTTGTCGAGCGCGACGTTAAAGCCCTTTTGCTTGCCCGCCGCCGTGGCCTGCACGCCGCTCGCCTCTTCCATTTTCTTGGCAAACGCATCATAGGCTTCTGCGCCGCCATCGGCGAGCGCGGTTGCGGTGCCCATCGCGTCGTTGCCAAAGATCGTTTGCAGCGCCTGTACCCGTTGCGCATCTGAGAGGCCAGTCAGCCCTTCTTTAAGCAGCCCAGCGGCTTTTTCCATGCCGATGAATTGGCCGTTGGCATCGTAGAACTTGCTACGTCCGTCTTCGGTTAGCAGGTTTAGTTGCTGCATCGCCGCTGCTGCGCCATCGGTGGCGGGTTGCAAGCGCACGAGGAAGTTCTTGAAACTGGTTCCGGCTTCGGAGGCACTACCGAACGACGGGCTAATCAGGCCCATCGTGGTCACAAAATCTTGATATTCTACGCCCGCTGCCTTGGCTTGGCCACCTGCCGACAGCATCGCATCGCCAAGCGCGCCAACGTCCAACGTTGAGGCTCCGGCGGCTTTCACGAGCAGATCCTGGGATTTAGCCAGGAACGCGGTCTGTTCTTCAGCGGTGGCCGTGACAGATACAAACGTGCCGAGTTGCTTGACGGATAATTCGGCGGCGCTGTTCAGATCAAGACCCGCCGCTGCGGCAAACTGGATCGAGCTTTCTAGCCCGCCCATTTTGAGGATCAGCGGATCGAGGCCACCCTTGACCAGCGTGGTTGCGGCGTCCTGTACCTCTTTGGTGCTGACCGGGAGCTTTTGCCCAAGCTCCAAAAACAGATCGCGAAACTCGGCGGTTTTCAGTCCAGCGGCATCCATTGCGCCGCCCGCTGCGACTTGAAACGAGTTCATCCCCGCTTCAAAATCGCCCGCTTTGCCGACACTATCGGTAACAAACTGCCCAAACGCCTGCGCGCCTTGGGCGGCCATGTCGAACGCCGCTTGCCCGACGCCTTGCAACACGCCAGTCATGATGCTGCCGGACTTGGTCACACCCTGCGCCCCGGCAGCGGTTGCCTTCTCGAAGCCATCCACCGCATCGGTGGATTTGTTCATCGCACCGATAAAGGCCGCTGCATTCTCGGCAACCAGTTCAACCCCAGATTGTGGCAAACTGGACATAGCTATCCTCGGCGTTTCCCGCGTGCGTTCATGCGCGCTTGGCGGCTTTTGCGTTCCTGCTCTTTGCGCTGATGTTCTGCTTCCAGGCTGGACAACCGCGCCTCACACTCGTACTCCGCGATGTAGCCCGCTTGAGCGTCCGGCTCTAGCTCGCAAAATACCTCCCACGTTAGCCCGCGCCATTTCGCCACTTTGCGCCAATGGAAGATCGCGCTATAGCTTACATCGCCTTTTGGTGAGGATTGCTGCCAAATATCACGATTGCGAAACGTCACCGCGAAAGGTGGCTTTTTGCGCTTCGATTGCCTCACTACTTGGCATGCTGCGATTGATCGCAAAGGCCATGATCGCAATCTGATCTTCACTCACAGGCGCTAAGATTCGCCACAGCCAGATTTGACGGTCGCTTTCGTGATCGAGATTGACGCCCTGTGCTTCCATCAGCAGCCGGAAATCCTTGACCTCATCGGCATCCGTTGGTGTCACGATGGCGTAATCGGCCAAGAGTGCCAGCATCTTATTCGCAGCCCGTTGGCGGACTTCGCTATCCCACGCCTTTTTTGTGTCTTGGTATTCTTTGCTAGACGGGTTGGGCATGTCCTTGGTTTCGCCTGGGCCGATAGAAACCGTTTCAATCGGCACGGTTGGTTGGCTATCGGCTAACTCGCGTTGAGCAGCGGCCTGGAGCAAGGCGGGTGTATCGGGGCTGATTTTGCGGATGGGCAGCGTGTACCCGGCACTGGTTTGGACGGTCGGATAAATTGGTTTGATGCTCATGAAACAATCTCCTCTCAGATTGTTATGATGGTCGGTTGGGTCGGGGAGAGGCCCAACCCAACGCAACCCGGCTTAACTGCGGGGAGCGACCCCCACTTGGATGACGCCATCGCCGCCAACCCCGTAGAGTCCGGCAATGGCAATCGTATTACTCTTGGTGTCGGCTCCGTTGGCCTGTGGAACGACCGCACGATTGCCGCGCTCAAACGTCGGCCAATTCAGCACCCGACTACCATCCCGCGCCCATGTGCGACCGCCGTTGATCGTGCAGTTCAACCACGCAGTGCTTGAGGCGTCGTGCAGAATATAGCCAACCTCGGGCGTCACAAACACCACGTCGCGGCATGCGCCTGCGGCGCTGCCGTCAAAGGTTACGAGTGTCCAGGTGATTCCACCGTTCTCCGTGACATACGCATTGCCCGCCGTTGAGACGACCCACCAGCGCTTCTCAGTGATGCAGAATATTCCAGTGAGGCTATCCGTCACCGTCACCGTTGTCACGAGTGGCAGTGTGGCCCAGGTTAACCCGCCATTCTTGCTGGCCCGAATAGTGCCCGATGTGCCGACGGCAACGATGGCCTGACCCGCGCCGTGAATACGGTTCAGCGTGGCGCTACTCGCGCCGTTGTCAATCACGGTTGGCGCAACCGCAATGTTCTGCGTGCGAGCGATATTGCCTGATGCGCCACAGAACCAGACCTCTCGCGCAGATCGGACAAACGCATCACTATAGGCGGCTCCGGCTGCGACCGTAATCCACGTTCCTGGCGCGCCGGTGTCCTTGTTCAGATTGCTGTAGAAAATCTGCGAGCCAGCACTGACCAGGACAAACAAACGCGTGCCGACAATATCAATGGCGTTCGGTGCGTTGGTCGTGCCAATGCCTGTAATACTGGCCGTGGCATAGGTGAGCCAGCCATCCAACGTGTACACGAGTTGCCCGGCAGCCGATGGGCTGCCCACGTTGGCCCGCGTGATCATGTAGGAAAAGCGCGTCCCGTCACTGGCGAGTCCACAATCGCCGCATGTCTGTTTCGGCAAATACACGCCGTCGATCACTTCCTGAACGACCACGGCTGCGGCCTCTTCGCCAAAGGCCAGTTGCCCCACCGGATAGGCCCGCGATCCCGTGAACGATGTGCTATCCGTCAGTGGCGTGTCATCGGCTCCGCTTCCGCGTCCGCCCATATCGGTTGGTTGTGCGAGGCCATCGGCGCGAATGAAGGCATAGCCCTCCCAGCCACGATCCATATCCGCCAAGCTCTCACAGCGGCCCGAGACTTCGTAGAAACTAATCGGGCAACTCAGATCGCCGAGGACGCGAGCAATCGTATTGTGGTATTCCAGTGTCTCCACATCCCACGATGGCAGATCGGGCGGCGGTCGTTGGCGTCCGCGCAACAGGTACTCGCCCGGCTGTTCGGGGTTGGGCGACCAGATCGGGTCAATCGTGCCGTTGTGCGGAACGGTCGATCCCGACACCCAGCCAATCGGCGCGTCACTGGTGCCAAGCAAATAGACTTCGTTCTGTTGTGCGCCGCCGCCGGGCTGCCAGAAGTGGCGCACATTCTGCATTTTCTTGATTTGGTCGTTCGTTAAATCCGGCATGGTCAAGCTCCTTTAGGACTGTACGCCACGGGTCAAGCGGTCGTGTTGGGTTTGTGTCCACGCTTCGATCTGACCAATACGGGCACCGAAGGGATTATTCGCTCGCGGTTGGGCTTGGAAGGTTTCCCCGCCTGCCGCCCGCGTGACATCCGTTTGCCAGCGATTAATGATGGATGTGGTATCGACACAGCCCGCTAAGGGCCGCGCTAACATGGCACACGCCATGCCCACGATCAACCGATCCCATGGACTAGCAACGGCCTGGTTGACCAGTGGCCGCCCGGCCAAGTACCGCACCTCCACCCGATCCGGCGGGCGACACCCCCACCAACCCCAACAATCGGCACTGGCCCACGTCTGATTGGTCGTATCGTAGACCGCCTCAGCGGGTGTCACTAAGCCCTGATCGGCATTGCGGATGCCGACACGGGCAATCGCCTCGGCGGTCGCTGCTGGATCGCTGCTGGTTGGGCACGCACACCACGGCCATGGCGCGGTTTCCCAAATAAGTTTGGCTTGCGCGGTGGCGACGGTCGTTCCACTCGGATCGGCGCGGCGTCGGCAGACCTCCATACTAGCCATGTAATTGGATTGGGTGGTTGGCTCTAAGCCGTTCAGCATCCCGGCTAGCGCGCCTTCGTACAGGGTTGGTCGGACGCACTGCCATGCACTCAGGCGGATCGTCACAATCGCACCGGATCGGGTGGCAATCGCCGGATGGATACGCCAGCGCTCGCTGCGGTCGGTGCCATCAAACCGATCATCAACGCTCACATACAGTTGGATCTCATCGAGTGGTGTATCACTATCGGCCAAACTGAGGACGGCTTGATCCCACAGCCCATCCCCGTCGTTATCGCTATAGGTCACAGTTGCGGTTGCCAGAAGCGTGATGGTTTCCACGCCAATGGCGCAGATCTTGCCATCGGGGAGTTCGACGCTCAGCCAGCGGCCATCACTGATGGGCGCAGACTGAATCAATCGCCGATCATAGTAGGTTGGCCATGGCATCGTGGCAGTAGCATACAGCGGCGCAATCGGATAGTTCAGTTGGGCGCGTACCAATTGCTCGGCCTCTTCCAGTGCTTGCGCGATCTGTACGCGGCTGACGGCATCGCCTGCTTGCCAACCATATTGGCGCAGCACCGGACGGCAGTTATTGGCATTGGTGGATGGCTTGGTCACACTGACTGGCCCCGTCGCGCCCGCCAAGCTCCAGAAATGCCAGGGATGGTATTGGGTGATGGATCGAAATGCATCAAGCGAAGTCAGTGGCGTCATGTCGTCACCTTAATCAGCACAAGCGCGCCGCCCGCAATGCCCAGCCAATTCAATATCCACGGTTGGGCCGGATCAATCCATTGCACGCCAAGCGCCACCACAAAGGCAATCCAGAAACTGAGGCACACGGGACACGTCACCCCATCGGTGAGCCAATGCCCTTCGCCAAACCGCCCGATGAAATAGCCACGCATGTGCAGATACAGATGCGCCGGGCCATCCATACGTGTCAGATCGAACGCGAGCCGATAGGTGGCCAGCATGGCAAGGAACAGAATCAACGGGCTAACCGATTGTGATAGCACAGCACGTCCTCAATAAACACAAAGGCGGATGGGTTGGACTCGTAAATCCGCTGGACAAAGCCGCCATCATCGGCAGGAATGGGCTTGATGCGCTCATCGCCAATCAGATCGCGGCGAATGATGTATTGCGCGGTATCCACGCCTTCGGGGCGGAGTGTCTCAGCGGTTGGGATCAGCGTGCGACCATCGGCGCGATCTTGCGCTACCACGAACGCTTGTTTATCAGGATGTTCTGCCATCAGTTCGTGCAGGCGCTCGGCAAACTGTGGGTGACAGAGATTGTCATCGTCCAGTGTCCAGACCCAGCCATCAGAGATAAAATCAATGGCCGCACTGCGTTGGGGGTGTCCCCATGCGCCGGGTGTGGGTGCGTGGTGAAACCAGATCGTGATCCGGTTGCCATACTCGGCCAAGATATTTCGCACCGATTCCGGGAACGGTTGCGGCACAAGATCAATCACGATCCACCAATGCAGATCGAACTGCACATAGCAATCACTGAGACTTATCCACGACAGCGCCAGATTCTCAAGGCGCGTCGCTGGCGTGATGACATGCAGCTTCTCTTCAGACATGCACCACTCCAATCCCGCACAATCCCGGCAGTCCGGCGCTAATCTCTTCGGTGGCATAGCCCTGCGTGTTGATTTCGTGCCACAACTGACTGACGCCATAGCCTTCGCGTGGGTTGATGTCGTGGAAGGCCACGATCCCGCCTGGCCTCGCCATTGCGCCATAGATTGCCCAATCGTGCGAAACGTCAACGTAGCTATGATCGGCATCGATAAAGACAAAATCATAGGGGCCGAATGCAGCGACCTGCTCAATTATTCGATGATCGCGATTATCACCAACCAAATAGTGCAAGTCTTGGCCAGCAGCAGCAGCCCAACCCTGAAAGCGTTCGCTGTTGACTTCGTGCGGCGGCATGTCCACACTAACGATGGTGGCACCTGGTGCGGTTGATTCAAGAAAGCGCTTGAGGGTTCCGCCGTAATAGGTGCCGACTTCCAGCATCGTGCGCGGCTGCTGTTTGGTATAGATCGCCAGCAGCGATTCCAGTTCATAGGCGCTCTGAAACGTGGGCGGGTCGTTCTCAATCAGCAGGTCTATCGCACCCATACCATGCCCGTCGCTTTCGTGTACACATCGGTGCCATTTTGCCGTACCCATTCGGTGGCCTCGGTGTCTTCCGTCCAGCCATCGGCCTGAAGGATCGCCCGCCAATACGCAGGTGGTTGCTCGTTGACGTGATGATGGCCGGTCTGGCCGGGCACGGCATGAGTCAGAAACAGCACGCGCCCGGATCGGAACGTGGCTAAAAAGTTGGCAATATACTGAGCTTCCACATGCTCGACGAACTCCACACACCACACCAGGTCGTACGCGGCCAGCATCTCAAATGGGTCGGTGGTGTAATCGTGAATAAACACATCGGGGCGTGCCACATCCGGATCGCCATCTACCCCAAACGCATCAATGCCCAGACGAGCCGCACAATCGAGCATGCCGCCCGGTCCACAGCCCACATCGAGCATCGTGCGAATGCTGTAGCGCTGCTGGAGATAGGCCAGAATTGCGCTATCCGTGTGCGTGATGCCGTGGTGTCCGCCGAGATGGGCGGGAGTTATTGCGCTGGCCATCCCTGTGCCCTCCGCTGCTCATACAAGGCTTGATCGCGTTCGGCTTTTGCTCTGCCCTCAACATAGACCGCATCATCAGTTCCGCCAAAATACGGATGGTCGTGAAACAGCGTGGCCCATGGCGCTTTGGCGTACACGCCATCTTGGATCGCCCGCTGACACAACTCGGTATCGCCAAACGCATGATCGTACCAAACAGGCCAGCCGCCATAGCGAGCAAGCAGATCGCGATGAATGAGGAAGTGGCAGCTATGGGCACTGGTGTGGTGGCCATCGTTGAAGCCAAGCAAGCCTAGTCCATCGCCAAACCGTCGTGCATACGCCTCTACGCCACGTTGCAGCCACTGATGGCCGGGGATCAGATCGTTCGCCAGATTGCAGATCAGTGGGCTATCGATCAGGGTTGTAATACGGGTCAGTGCCTGCCAATAGGTGAGGCGGTCGGTCTCTGCGCCATGCACGCGCACGGTAGGATCGAATACGCCAACAAACGGCTGCATCTCGCGGGTCGCACCAATCAGGTGCAAGCGCCAATCAACATCGCCCGCCTGACTCAGCAAGCGCTGGACGTTGGTAATCGTCTGATCGACGCGCCCACGGCATGGCATGATGGCAGCAACCTGCATCAGCGTGCCCCTACCAGTGCGCCAACGTCCGAAGCGACTAGGCTTAGATCGGCGCTTACATCAAGCACCACTGGTGGTGGCACAAATGGGCCGCCAAGCGGGATCGGACGCCACGCCGCGCCGTTGCCGGATTGAAACGAGAGCAGCCACGGCACATCGACATTGGCATAATCGGGTGGCACATCGACCAAACGACCTTGCCCGCCTTTATACGTTTGCCCGGTATACGGGCTGCGCACCGTGAACCCGCCCTGCTGCGCCCCGACGTATTGCAGCCGGATCGCGCCGTTTTCGAGCGGCAACCCTGGCAAGGCCTGTACCATCTGCTGTGCGGCAAACGCGGGAGCGGGATCACGCCCTCCACAACATGCCATATCGATCCTCCCATCTTTATTGGCGTAACGCGACGTGACGGCGGCCATGCGCGCAATGTTTTCGTCGTGATTGCTGAGGAAGCGACTCATCCTATCGCCCTCGCCCAGCCGATAGACTAAGGCCGGAGCCGGGATACGTGCGCCACAGTAGCCACGAATGGCCATGCGGAGCCACAGTGTCCAATCTTCCCAGGCATCAATGGCTTCATCAAAGCCACCTACATCGCGGATAACAGCGGTTGGGGCAAAGGCAGTGATCACATGTTGGTTGTAGCTCGCCATACGAGTCTGGCTATATTCTTGGCTACTGCTGATGCCATGCTCGCCATTGGTATGGATCACATAGTTATCGCAGTAGACATAGGTTTGTTGGGTGCCCGCATAGCCTCGGATATAGGTTTCCAAGGCTTGCGGGATGAGATAGTCATCAGCATCCAAGAACACGGTAAAGATCCCACGTGCCTTGGCAATGCCCTGATTGCGACAGACCGCCGGGCCGCGCTTGTCGGTGTCGAATACGGTGATATGCTCCCACCAATGGCGCGGGATGGTTTGCCATTCCAGGCTCGCCCGCGCCGTCCGCACATGGCGGTGGTGACGCGGGCCAACCGGAGTGATGACTGAAATAAACGGCTGCTCCATACGGAACGACTCCAACTAGCTCGGGCTGCTGTAGGTCGTCTGGCCAGTGAACGAATAATTCCCACCGTCCAGGTTGTAGGCGTTACCCGGGAATGGCGACCGCTCGTTGTAGCGCTTCTGGTAGCGCGCATCATTGAATTTCGCGGCCAAGAATGGCGCGCGGACGATCAGGCGCGGACGTGTCCACAGGCTGGTGACGAAACAGCCGTAGGTCGGTGACTCGTTCAGGATCAGGTAGCGACCGTCGTTACTGACTTGGCCATAGCTCTGGATCTTGGCGTCGTTGATAATGCTCTGGGCCGCGCCGGGAGCACGATAATCGAAGTTCTCGATATAGGTGATCTGGCCATTCGTGTCACTGAACGCCGGGCTGCTCATCGGGATCAGGTAGAAGTCGGACTCATTGAGTCCGCCGCCTGCGGTGACGTTGTTGATGAAGGTTTCTGAGAGGCAGTCATCCAACAGCACCGGGATCTTCTTGCCATCAATCAACAGGTACTGGCCGTTGCGCATATCAACGACATCCTGAGCCATCGCAGAGCCGTCAAGCACAACCTGCGTATTCGTGCTGCCGGGGGTGTGACAGCGATACGTGCGGTAGGTGCATGGCCAGAGTTGGGTCAGCGCCCGGAACAGCCCACGCTTCATCACAAATGCCCACTCAACTGGCCCCAAGAACATCCGTTCAGCGGTGTAGTTGAGCAGGTCGTAGGTTTCAACAATCGTGGCCACCGTAGTTTCTGCGTCGGTGGCGACGTTCACGCCTGCCAAGTTATTGACAATCAGGCTATCGGCGGCAGGGCATGCCGTGTGGGTGATGACATCGGCATAGCCGGTTTGAATAATCCGATCCAACCCGTTGTACTCGATATAGCCCGATGAGTTTGGCGTGTTGGCGGGATTACCCGTAAACACCAGCCCGCAATAGTCGCGGTTGATCGCGTTGACCAACTCCAGCACGGCCTTGGCCCACTTTGATTTGAACATCTGCTCAGGGCTAACGGGGAGCGGCTTGGCAACTTCGGCAAACGGATTGCCGATCAATTGCAGATCGACGCTTTCGCCGCGATTGACATACTGGCCCGCATCTTGCAAGCGGATCACTTGGCTGCTCATGGTCATCTGGCCAAATGGCCATGCCTGTTGACACAGCTTAAAGTTCCCCGGCGTGCGGCCCGGCGTACAACCTGCGGTTGGTTCGGTGCCACTGGAGGCGGTCTGACCCGTCAGGATACCAAAGATCGGGTTGGTGTAGACCCCGGTGCGAACATGGCCACGGCGATACAACTCCCCAAGCAAGCCCGGCAGCGGCTGTACCATGGCGTTCACGATGCCGCGCTCTAACCCTGGCGTGTTGAACAGACCAAGCGGCCCGTGCGGCGGGGTAACGAGTGGCGTTGTCGGGCTAGCCTTATACGCCGCTTCCAACATTTCGATACGGGCGATCAGTTGTGGATCCATGATTACTCCTAATGCGTGTGATTGCCCGCGCTATCCTCTCATAGCCAAGGCCCAAACGAATTACAGACCGTTGCGGGTGAACAATTGATTCATATCGGGTGCCATCTCGATCAAGGCATCTTCGGCGGGATTGCCCGTCGATGGACGGCGGGCGAGTTGTTTGCGGCGGGCTTCGAGGTCGTCAACGGAAATAGCGCGGGCATCCTCCTGACCATCGAGCGATGGGCGATAGGGGCGCGGGTTGGGATCGGTGAGCGCCTTGAGTTGCTTTTGCAGTTCGGCGATCTGATTCTGGATCGTCGCCTCTTTCTGCTTGCGCTCATACCCCATCGCCGCCATCTTCTGATCCATTTCCGTCAACGTTCCGCCCGCCTCCTGAATGACTTCGCGGAAGATGGCTTTCAGGTCGTCAACGGTCAGATCCCCAACGAACTGCGCTTCAATGGCTGGCTCGCCCTCAGCGGCCTCATCCATGCCGCCATTCGCAGCATCTTCGGCCATGTCTTCTGGTGTGCCAGCAACGAGGGTGGCCGCAATCGGCGGCTCCGCTTTCAGCGCCACGAACTGCCCGTTCTGAATGATCCCCGGCGTGCCATCGGGCATCGTGTACACGGTTGGCGCTTCCTTGAATGCGACCTGCTGGCTATCGGCCTGCTTCTCGGCAGCGGTCAGATTGCTCGCCAGCCGCGCAATGGTGGCGTCGTCGGCTCCCGTCTCAGCTTTCAGCGCCGCCAACTTCTTGGCTAACTCTTTTTCGTCCATGGATCGTTGCTCCTTCACGGCAAAGCCGGTGAAATAGTTACTTGCCCGCCCAAATCGCGTTGGAACGGGGCTACGCTCAAAAATCAACATATCGGTAAACGTCCCATCGGACTCGCGCCAGTTGGGAGCGTAATAGAATCCGGGCGACATCTCCAGGCTATCGGCTTTGAGCGCCAATGCTTGCCCAAGGGCGTCGTCGTAGAACGTGCCACTCTCCACCAACGTGCGGCCAATCACGGCGGCATAGTCGCACATGCCAAGGTCTAGTCCCGGCCCCCACGGGCGTTGGGCGTCTTCGGGCGTGGGCGTGCCAACGTGCCACCAGCGCAGCGGGCCGTATTGCTTCGTTATCCGCATGCGGTCTGCGGCTTTGGTGAGGGCAGCCACGCTCAAGATCTCGCCGTCGCGATCTCGGAATGCGGTGGTGGTGCGGCTAATCCAGCGCAGTCTGCCGTTGGCAGCTTTGAAGATCGTCAGAGCTTTGGTTGCGCGTGCTAATCGGCGCGCTTCGCTATCCGCTCTGCGTTGATCGGCAGCAGCGCGGCGCGTAGTGCGATCTGCCTGTGTTGCCTGGCTCTTCTTCAGATCGTCGCCTGCCTTGCCGATACTGTCTACGGCGTTGCGGTAGTTGCCGCTATTGATGGCCTGAATAGCCGCTCGCCCGCCGGTGGTGAGGCGTGGCGGTGTGCCTTCGACTAAGCCCATATTGGTGAGTTCTTTTGCAGTCGTACTATCCAGCGTGCCGCCATCCGCAAACGCCGCGAAGCGATCAAAGCCCGTAGGAGACAGGCCTTCATCGTTGTTCATCATTTGGGTACGCATGTTCGTGCGCGCCGTGGCAAGCTGCGCGGCCTTGCCAGGCTTGGCTGGCACTGGTTTAGGGGTTGGCTTGGGCGTGGCCTGTCGTGGCGTTGGGGTGCGCTCTGGCTTGGGTTGCGGTGTGCGTGCCTGTTGTTCCGTCGCACGTTTCGCCCGATCCGCCTGCCGCTCCTGCTCACGCGTGGCGCGATCTGCTTGCCGTTCGGTTTCGCGTTGGGCGCGAGTGGCGAGCCGCTCCTGTTCGCGCTTGGCGGCAGTGGCTTTCGGATCGGCTTTGGGTGCTACCGGCTTCTTGGCGTTAGTCTTGCCTGCTTTGGGCTTGGCAGGTTTCTTGGGTGCGAATCCCGGCGCTTGCGGGCGTGCATCACCTTTTGGCGCAGCATCACACGGCCCGTACTTGCCATGCACATTACACAGGTTGCCACGAATGCGCGTAATGCCCGGCGCGATCTTCTCACCTGGTGCGCCGGTTGCCTTGAATGCGTAGGTGTAATCAGCCTTGCGCCGCGTCGCCCACTTGCGACCTTTGCCGCGTCGTTTGGGCGTGCCGAGTCCGGGCGTGTTCAGCAAACCGTTTGGGCCGTGGGGGCTGATTGTGAGTGGTTCGCTCATAGATCACAAAACGGGGCGCAATCCCTCTTGGTAGAGAGAAAGCGCCCCGATACTCCGAGACGATATGTATTACTGCTATTCTATACGATCTGTCAATTGACCGCTACTACTGCGTGGCGTCCAGCCATAGGCTTCGAGCAATGCAGCATCAATGGCTTTTAACACCATAATCAGGGCACTCCGCAGATGGAGCAAAGTTGTTTTGTTGAGTACCATTAGCTCATCTCCGCATCAATGGCTCGCTGCATCTGCTTGGCGAAATGATCTTGACTCTTCTTAGCAGCAGCCGCATCCCACTTGCGCGCCTCGGTGCCGGGATGGTTGACCTGCTTGGCGAATGCCGATCCGGTACCTTTCGCTCCGCTACTACTGCCAAGCACGCCGCGTTGCGTTTTCGCCTGAAAGCCACTCCCGCGAAACGCCAACACCTTCCCCGGTTTAGCCCGAATGATATGCGGCTTGGTGCCGACATTCAGCATATTCCACACGGCATGCCGCGTCGTAATCGTGCGCCGCGATGGGTTGGGGCTGGCAATGTCGAACGTGGCTTTGTCGGCCCACGTCTCTACCGTTGCGGCTAAGTCGCTCTCCACGCGCTTGGCCTCGGCGTCCATGCCGTTGGTGATGGCACGCGCCAGCTTCTGCGGATTCAGCAGCAGCGAGGGCGGAGCCTTGATCTGCTTCATCATACCAATCGTCCTTCCCTAATTTTGAGCGGTGCCCAGAGCCGGGCGCGAGCTTTGCAGGTCGTACAATGATCGGTTGCCCCCAGCCGCCAATGACAATCATAGTTCTCATTGCCATCGAGCTTAATCAGATCCCAGAAACAGGTACAGTGGCTGAGACAGAATGTTGAGCCATCTTTCGGCATGGCCGGCAGCGGCAGCATACGGGTGCGACCCGCTTCGTAGCTGGCTCCAATCGCTTGCCCGTACATCTGTGCCCGCGCTTTCCAGCCCTCTTGAAATGCGGCTTCTGATTCGATCGCTAACTGGAAGTTGCCCAAGAATTGCAACTGCGTGCCGAGCATCTTAGTTAACCAGTCGGCGGCAGGTTCGGTCAACGGCTGTCCACTGACGAGCAGGGCGGCTTGATGATAGGCGGCCAATTCACTTGAGAATTGCTGCGCCCACACTGCGGGCGTCATGCCCTGTTCTAAGGCCGTCATCAGATCCTCAATGCGAATACTGAGTTGTTGTAAGAGTTGTTGTAGCGCCTTATCCACGACTTGCCCGCTTTGCCAACTGTTCGGCTTTGCGAGCTTCTTGCTCCAGCAACTTTGCGGCGCGCTTCTGCCACACGGCTGATGGATCGGGAACGGGATTGGCAAACAAGGCGCTGGCTTTGGCTGCTGGGATCGTGGCGTCGTCGGCTTGATCTTCATCGGTGAGCGTCCCGCCGGGCGTAATGTCGGGCGGAGTCAGTTCAACGGGCAAGATATTGGCGTCCAGTAACAGTTGCTGGCCTTGGCGCACATCGATAAAGCCACCAAGCGCCATGTCACTGATATTCTTGATCTGAATCGCTTGCGTTTCGGCTTGCTTCTTCTTATCGGCCAGATCATTAGTTGACCATGTAAAGGTGGTGGTCGTCGGATTGATGCGCTTGGTAAACGTCTGGAATTGTTTGCGCCATGCGGCTAACCCCATTGCCTCGGCGCTCTCTTCCAGAATGCGCGCCTGTTGACCGTTGCCTAAACCTTGCCCGGTCAGTGGCCGGAGATCGCCAATGAAGATCCCAGCCGCGTGGGCATAGATTTGATCGGCGCGCTCGCGTTCCTGCTGAATATCAAAGGCATCAGGAATACTTGAGAGATCAATCCGGCTGATGCTTGGCGCAACTTCGCTATCGAAGCCAGGAATCAGTACCGCACCTTTGTAGACCAACACGCCTTTACGTACCGCGTCAGCATCGGCGCTCTCAATGCCATCTTTCAGTTGCTTATGCGTGACGCCCGAGATCAGGTAGATCGCCCGCTGATTGTTGCCCGTCACCTTTTCGCGGAAGTACGTCTCGATGGCGGCCTGCTTGATGATCGTATCCCACGCGACACTGGCACCGCACAACCCTACGCCTGCGAGTTCCACACGCGGGCTGGGGCTGTCGGTGAAGTTCGCCACAAAATCATAGGGCAGCGGCTTCCAGCCATCACGCAGGGTCTGGTACCACGCCGGGATATTGGGATCGCGGGTACGCTGCACGCGGAGGCTGTCAAGGTGGTAGATGCCCTCCACGCGGCTGGCTCCGCCACGGGTGGCCCGCGCAATCTCGATCCATGCGCCATTATCACAGGTCAGGAAGTCCCTGAGATGGCGCTGCAAGCCGCTCTCAAAGTCGCCGTCAAAGGATTCGATGATCAGTTGCGCGCGCTTGGCGCGGGTCGCCACGTCCTTGGCGTCGTCAACTTGCCAACCGAGTGCAACCTGCTTGCTGATGCTCTTCTTAATCGCAATCCCCCACATGTTATCGATCAGTGGGGTTGACTGGAGGAGGCTATCACGAAAATATGGGTAGGGCGATTGGGCGGGCAATCCCGTTTGTGGCACAAAGCTATTGCCATAGGCCCAATCGGCGGGGCCAAACATCACATGCAGCACACCAGGGCCAGTGGATACGTCGTAATCAGCGCTGGTAATCGAGCGCTTGCGGCCAACAATATCAAGATCAGTCATTAGCGGCCTCGTTGTTTTGTTTGGGCGCGGCGTTCGTGGCGGTTGCGCGGCGGGCCTCGATACACCTGGCGTGGCGGCGGTTCGGGCAATCGATCTGCGATATGGATCATTTGCCAGCCACGACACAATACATCACCACAGTTGCACGGTTCGGCATATCGTCCGAACACATGGAGTTGATCGACGGTGATACCGCTGGCAGTGGCGTATTGAAGTTCAAATTCATCACGAGTCATTCGTTTGTGTCCTCATGGCGCTGCGACCAAGCCAAATAGCGAAGCGCGTCTAAACCATGATCAAAGGCTTTCACGGGCGTGTCCGACCCTGGTTCAATTCGGTAACTCGCCATCTCACTACGCAAATGCTTACAGCGCGGATGGACGCGAATACGGCGAACGCCGTTGTTGTCGGCTGCCAGATACGAGCGCAAATGCTTGATGCCTTCCACAACCGCATGCGTACCGCGCTTGGTGGGAATACTGTTGTCATGTAATCGGCGGCGGAGCGTGGCGGCGCTGCTATCACAGATTGCGCCATCTGGCTCTGGGTACGGCTTGGCCAGGGCGCGAGCAATCTGATCTTCAGGGAGGGTTTGGGTTTCGTAGAGTTCATCGAAAATATCAAGGTGGCCATCGGTCTTAATCTGCGCAAACAGAATCACCCGAGGATGGGCGTCTGATGGATACAGGCCCGTCACCCGATCCATGGTGCCGCTATAGCCATCGTCAACGCCCCACAGCAGCGTACCCACATCGGGGGCATACTCCGCATCCTCGGTGACATTGCCGGGATCGGCCCACACATCGCCATACACTAACCCTGTTGCCTGCACCCACTGACCGCCCGCCAAGCGCAGCGCCTCCACACCCGTCAGTGTGTTCAACGTCTGTACATAGTCTGCCGGATTGTGCGGATTATCGGCAGCTTTGCTGTAGTAGATTTTTGCCTCGCCGCCCACGATCAGCCGCCGATAGATCCAATGGGTTGGCGCGTCGGGATTGCACGTATACACAATCTGATGCCAGTTGGCAGCCTTGCCACGCATACGAGCGATCAAGGCATTGTGATCAGCCTCTTCAAGCTCGTTTGGCTCTTCGCCCCAAACAAAGTCAACACCACCCTTGGGGCCGATACTCTTTAATCGCTCGCGCTGCTTTCCGTCTTCTAGGCCCATATAGGCCAAAATGGAGCCATTACGATACTGAAAATAATCTTTACTTTCAATGTGGTTCACACCGGGGTCAGAGCCGATCACGGTTTCTTTCAGGAACAAGATTGAGCCTTTGGTCATGCTCGCTCGCGTCTTGCGCACCAGCAGCCCAAACGCGCCCGGATATTTCAGGCAGAAGCCGTGCAACTTCTCAGCCGCGAGGCGCGACTTGCCACCGCCCGCCGATCCAGTCAACAGCAGCACCGGGCTTTTATCTTTCCACGGTGCAACCTGCCACGGCAACGGCGTGTAAGGGGCGATAATGTTATTCAGTTGTGGGGGCGGCGGCTTCGTCGTCCCACGCGTCTGGGCTAATGCTGACATAGGCTTTTAGCGGTGCTCCATCGGTTCCGGTAATCTCTTTGCGTTCAATCGGCTTGCCATAGGCATAAGCGAGCAACAGTACCCGCGCATCATGTTCGCCTGCCTCAGCATCTTTTATGAGTTTCTTGAGCACCTTCTCTCGACTGGCAGGCGTCCAGACCCGCTCAAGGAGATCGCTAAGTTCCATCCGGCGTGCGGATGGTTTCCCGGTTGGGTTCCCTGATTTTCCTTTTTGAAATGGCATAAGCAATGGTTGCGATCAATAGAATCAAGCACAACAGCAATCCTCAGATCAATGTACAACCTTCGGTCGTCAGATGAAACGACAACTCCCGCAGCCCCAATTTCACCATCGCCCGCCGCACATTGCTTTGCTCGGACGGTTCCACGAAGAACAACAAATAGCCACCGCCCCCAGCACCGCACAGTTTGCCACCCGCTGCGCCTACATCAATGGCGGCGCGATAGGCCCGATCAATGGCAGGCGTGGAAACGTCGCTATGATAGAAGCGCTTGGCCTGCCATGTGACATCTAGCAGTGCGCCAAGGTTGACGGCATGCCCAGATAGCCACTGGTGTGCGGTGCGTTGGGCCAACTCGATGGATTCGGTAATCGCGCCTCGATGATCGGGCATGGCGGCGTTCTGGGCTTGCAGAATGGTTCCGGTGGATCGGGTAATGCCCGTGCCGAACAGCATCAAACTCGTGTCCAGGCGATAGGGAATCGGGATGGGTTGCACGGTCAGTTCTTCATCGAACGTAAACAGGTTTAGCCCGCCGAATGTTGCCGCTGCCGCATCTTGCCAGCCTGCATAGCGATTCTGCGCGAATTCACGCTGCCACGCGGCCTGGAAGAGTGCATGACCGGTCAGATCGGGATTATCGAGCTTGGCTTGTGCGGTATGCATCGCGCCACTGCCACCGAGGCCGGAACCAGGCGCAATGTCGCTATACACGGCAACCGGACGGGCATGGACGCAGTGGTCAATGGTGCAACTCAGCACGCAGCCGCCACTACCCGTAAGTTCGCGGTACATTGGCAGATCCGACCCGCCGCCGAAAAAGCTAATCCGCAATGGTGCGCGTGCGGTTCTCATGTAATGGCCCTCGTCACGTCCTGGCCGATACTGAGTTGTCCCCACGCCACGGTGATTGGCTGCCCAGTCGGGGCTTTGATCTGCACATCATAAAACAGCGTCAGCGGCACGGTTAAGGTGCTGGTATCGCTTGCCGGAACGGTGACAGTGGCAATATTGTTCCCCGCGCCACTGACCGCAATATCGCCTGCGGCCTTCGTTACCTGAAAGACGGCGTCGGCGTCGGCATCACTCAATTGGCGCTTGCCCGTACACCAGATGCTATAGGCGCTCAGATCGACGGGCACACCCTCACTGGTGACGGCACAGGTAAAGATCAGACCATCACCACGCCAGAAGGCAATATCTTGGCGGGTTGGAATAAAACTAACAGCCATCGATTGTTCCTTCGGTTTGCGTGCCGCGAATTACACCGAGCGTTGCGGCTCCGTTGATTGCACCAGCTACTGCTATGCCGCCGATCTGCCCCTCGGTGCGCTGCCCGGTCAGTACGCCAGTCGTGCGAATACCGCTGATTACGCCATCGGCGCATGAGATAGGTGGAATAACAATATTGCTGAGTACACTCCGTAGCCATGTGACCGTCGCGCCGGGAATGGGCGGGTAGTTCACGATTGCCAGGATCGGGCGTGGAAGTTGTTGCGGCGCATCGAATGGGCGTGGCGAGAACTGCGCGCCAAATTGCGGGGTTGGAACTTGACCAACAACGACCGTCAGCGGCGCAAGGCGTGGCGGATCGGTTTGTCGCGCACCGCGCAACAGAATGGTAACGGGCTGCGGCGTCGGCTGCGCGCCAAGCGTGATGCCAAGCGGGGCGAGCCGATCTGATGGTGTAACCACCACATCACGAATGCCTACCGACAGCCATACGCTGCTGAGTGGCGGGAATTGCTGTCCAACCGATACGAGCGGCGGAATGAGCCGATCCGGTTGGGCGGCTGGCTCATCTTTGATCCCAATTGACAGCCACGCTTGCCCGTTGGGTTGAGGTTGCGCGCCAACATTCAACAGGATCGGCGCGAGGCGGGATGTGTCATCTTTTCGTCCGACTGGTAGCCACGCGCTGCTTAGTGGGGTTGGCTGCTGTCCGCTGATGAGTTGAACTGGCGCGAGTCGCTCAAACGGATTGGTTGGCTGTGCGCCACGCAAGAACAGCGCCTGACCTTGCGGGATGGGCTGCTGGCCTGTCACGACCCGCATGGGGCGACTCATCGCCGGAGTGTCCTTGATCCCGGTTGATAGCCGCGCTATGCCTCGCACTCCCGGCAAGAGCATCGGCGCGGCCACCGCAACCACCAGCATGCCACGCGCAACCCCAGCCGCCGCATCCTGAAATGGTGCAGGCAGCCATGGTTGGCGAATGCGGGTAGGCTGGAGGATCTTGGACATTTAGAGCCTACTCCTCAAAATCAATCGTAGCGACCACGTTCACCACAGCGGGAGCCGTCAGTTTGAGCGCTAAACGCCCGCACCAATGATGATCTTTTCCTGCCCGAACGGGTAGAAAATAATCGCGCCCTGCTGCGGATGTACCAAGCCCTCGGCAACAATGTTGCCGTTCGTACCCTCCGCCGAGAAGTTTTCACCAGCGGTGGTTTGGATTGTTTCCGGGTCGGATGACACGCGCTTAATCACGGTAAGCGCGGTTGAGGTGCCTGCCGTTGAGGTCGTGATTAGCTTCCAGCGAACGGGTACGGCGGTCGTGCTTGCGCCGTCAAAAGCAAGACTGATACCAAGTACCTTGACGCGGGTATTGGTTGCGGCAGTGAGTTGGATCGCGGTTTTCTCGGTGGCGGCGCTGAGCGCGACGGCGGTAGTGTTTGCGGCGTAGGCAATAATTCCGGCCATGAGTAGAGTCTCCTTATGATGTGCTTATAATTCCAACGCCGCATACGGCAGCGGCGGTTGAACGATGAGTAAGCCGCGCGTAATGGCGGCGGCGGATGCGACCGCAGCGAATACCGCGATCACGCCGATATACACGCCAGTGCCCCAATTGCTACAAACAGAGTCTTGCACGCCCGTCGCAGAAAGCACCTTGTAGGCCGTCGCAATGATGGCGGTCGTCGCGTCGGGGTTTTGATATGGCCCCGCCGTGAACGCATTCGTAAATGCAGGAACCAGCGCTCCCGGCGTGCCACGATGGCGGAAACTTGCAAACGCAATCGCATCGGTGCTGGTGGTCGTCGCGGTCGTGCCTGAAGGAAAAGTCGCAGCACTGCCTCCCGATGCCGAGGCCACCTGATCGACGCTCGTATAATTCCCGACGACCTCATAAATTGCAATCGTGGCGGTCTTGCCACTCAGGCCGCCCGTCACGGCTGCCGTTACGGCAAACGATGCGCCGCCTGTTGTTGCTGGAGCTACGTAGATTGCTCCGGTGCGGCTATTCGATGCATCGCCAGGGCTACTGGTGAGCGTGACGGCACGGCTGTATGCATTGCCTTTGCTGTCGGAAACATCGCTTGCTGGCACGTCGTCGGTTGCAAACCCGCTGAGACAAACGACAATCGTATTCCCGGCAGTGACCGAACTCCCGAACGTGGCCGTGACGCTTCCGGTAGACGACTGGACACTCGTTGATTGTGCGACAGATGCTGGCACTAAATTGCACTAATCGCCCGCCCAAAGAGGCAGGAGGCGACCATCAAAATGATGACAACAATGGCGATACCTGCGGCAATGAACCCGCCAATGTTGTGCTGTTCGTCGGGATAGTTTCTCATCGTATTCTCCTCAATGCGGGCCGATTTGGATCTGTGCGCGGATCTCGGCCAGTCGCTGATCGATCAGGGTTAGATCGACACCTAGTCGCGCCAATTCAGCGCGGAGCAACAGGTTCTCTTCGGCTAAGAAATACTTTTCGGCTTCGGCCTGTTGGGCAACCGTGGCCGCCCTGGCGCGTTCGTTAGTCAAGTACTGCACTTGCGTTTCAAGTTCGCCGAGCCGTGCGCCCTGGCGCTCGTGGCTGGCGTGGCCGACACGGATCTCCGCTTGCAATGCGCCGATCTCGCGCACTCGCTCAGTGATGGCAGATGTAAGTTCGATTCGGCGTTGCTCACTGTCCTGGTACTGACTCTGGACTCTGGCAATCGTGCGATCTTGTTCGCCAAGACGGGCGAGTAGTTCGTTGATCTGACTGGCGTAGCGCTTGCGATCCTCGAAGATCTCGCCAAATGCCTGCTCTAGCGTCACCAGCCGCGCAATCGTCTCAGGATCGGGCGATGGTAGTACGACCATCGGCACATTGTTGAACCATTCTCGCCATGGCATCAGGCGTTACGCTCCCGTGTGAGTTGTGCGTTAATATCGTGCAAAATAACCCGCTTCTCCTCCTGGTTGCCCACGATCCATTCGTTCACGCGCTCTTGTGCTTCTTGGCGAAGATGCAACTGATCAATCTGGCGGCCCATCGCGTCAACCATCGTTTGCAGGGTTAGTAGCTTATCCTCAATTGGCTTGAGCATCGCGTCAATGCGACTGACAAGCGCGTCTTGATTCTGCTCAAACATCATAGCCAGCGCTTGCTGTGACCGTTCGAGTTTTTTAGCGCTGCTGTCGCTCACACTGTCTCCTGTTGCCACTGCGCCACACTGGCACGCACAGCAGCGATATAACGATCCGGCTTGTTATGATCGGAACTTGGCGCGTAGATCGGGATCGCCTGTTCAACGGTCGTTAACCCCCGCTCTACATAGCGCCGTTTGATATAGGCACACCAATCCGTTAAACTCGCCTCCCATGTGATGTACCACGCCCATCCGCCGCTCTCTTTCGCCTGACGCCCTTCCCCACGCCGCATGTTGCCCCAATTGCGCGTATGCACAGCAGCCCCATCGGTTCCGTAGCTGCTCTCGTGCTGAAAGAACGCCAACGCCACGGCGGGATCAATGCCAGCATTGACACAGATCAGGTAGAGCGTAGTGGCATTGATCGCAGGGCTGTGGGCGTCGTGCAGCGCCCGTGCAAAGCGGACTGGGGTGATACGGGGCGCGTGAAGAAACGTCAGAGGGAGAAGAGGTTTGGGCGCTGCAACGACCCACGCGAGTGAGGCATAGGCATCTATCGAATGGGGTTGACCTTGGGGCGGCGTATAGCTGGTAACGTGTCCCCAGGCGCGTGTTTGGCGGGCCGGTTCGGGCGTGGTCGGATCGTCGTAGCCAACAATCAGATCGCCGTCAACAGTCAGATCAGTAATGAGCAGGGTATCACGCGCCACGGCGGCCAGCACTAAGCCAGTGAGGCGTGGCTGACTGCGGAGATTCAGGCTTGATGCTTTGACGATGTAGCGCAAGAAAATAGCCTCCCAAACCAGTAGTAATCTACTAGCTCAGGAAGCTCGGCACATCTAGTATAGCCGATCTGTCAAGGATACGATAGGTAGGCATGCTACAATGTTAGGCAAACCCCACGCGGCTCAGGCAAGCTCGGCAGCACCCTGACAGCGTGGGGTTTCGATGTAGTTTGTGTACCATGGTACACACGGGGATTATTTATGTGTCGTATTATCGGTGTAAACGACCGTATCGCCTAGGCTTAAAAAGTGCAATGTCACTTTTAATTCCCCCTTGCGATCCTAACGTATCCGTGATACACTGGCAATCAGTAACGGATGCGTTAGGAGCCTACCATGAACACGATAGCCCTTATCAACAACCTCTTCGACCATATCAAGGAACAGCATGCCCTCCCTTCTGATTCTGCATTAGCACGACATATTGGCGTTCCTGATATGTACATCTGGCGTTGGCGGCGGGGCGAGTTCGGTACGAGCACTGACGTACTGGCTCCGCTACTTATCACATACGGCCCAACCATTCCCCGGTCAGATCTGACTCCTGCTCAAATTGCCGCTTGACAGTCTAACGTTTACGTTATATACTAGCTATAACGTAAACGTTAGTTATTTAGTTTGACAGGAGCCACCCAATGACCACCACCGAAATCACCTACAGCCCAGAAACCAACGACTACACCTGCTTCATCGATGGCGAGTGCATCGGCTTCACCAAAAGCCACGTTGCAGGCGAAATCCTGATCAACCAGAAACTCGGCAACCATCCGGTCGTCGCGCAGAACATCGGCATGCAGATCGCACAGTTGGCCGTGCAGTATGGCAAAGAGACCAGCGAAGCCAGCCGCAAAGCCATCAAGACCGAGGCCAAGCGCCTGATGGCCATCCGCGATGGGATTGAATACAGCGTGTTTGAGCAGGGCTATCAAGAGTATCGCGCTCAGCAGCGAGCGGCGTAGGGGAACGGTGGGTGAGATGGGTGGGATGCCGCCCATCTTACTACAAGCATTCGTAGTGGTCAAATCTTAACAAACCGGAAGGAACCAAAGCGATGACACAGCTTACCCGCTACACCCCAGCGCAAGAAGCGCCGGATATGGATCTCGCCACCCTTGGCAGTGTGTTGGTCAAATCGAAGTATTTCTCTGATACCACCGAAGCCGCACAGGCGATTGTCAAGGTATTGGCCGGGCGCGAGATGGGAATCGGGCCAATTGCCTCGATGACCGGAATCTACATCGTGAAGAACCGCGTCACAATGGGCGCAAACCTGATCGCGGCCCAGATCAAGCGCCACCCAATCTACGATTATCAGGTTGTCTCACTCACCGATAAAGGCTGTGAACTAGCCTTCTATGAGAAGCGCGGCGCACAACGTGTTGAGATTGGCCGATCCGCATTCAGTCAGGCCGATGCGCAGGCCGCTGGCCTCACTGGCTCAGACACCTACAAGAAGTTCCCCCGCAATATGTACTTCTCACGCGCCCTCACCAATGGCGCACGCTGGTACACGCCGGATGTGTTCGGCGGAGCACCCGTCTACACCCCCGACGAACTCGGTGGCGTTGCCGATCAAGAAGCGCAGTACATCCCACCAACCGTGCAAGCCAACGTCACGACGGGCGAAGTAGCCAACCCAACGCCGCTCACGAAGCGCGAGAAGCTCTTGGCGCGCATTGCCGAGGTCGAGGCGGAAGCCGAAAGCGCCGGGGTAGCGAGGAACCCAGTTAAGCCACTCGATCAGATGAACGACGGGGAGTTGCTTGATTATGGCGTGGATTTGCGCCGCTCAATTGATATTGAGTTGTCATTGCGACAGACGCCGCAAGCCGTGCCCGCCTAACACGACAAAGCCCCTGCCGAGCAAGCAAGGGGCTTTGGAATGGAACCGAAATAGAACGATGCACCGACAGGGTAGCACACACGACCTACCCTGTCAAGAAAGGAACCGAGATGTTTGAACCACTGGAAGCGCCGATGAAGGATTACATGACCGCTGACTTGCCCGTTGTGGCGGATTTCCGCGAGTTGGATGGCACAACGTATCACGAACTGCACTTGATCGTGAAGCGCCATCCGGGCGGCCACGCCGGAGTCTATTGTCTGGGCAAGGATTGGCCGCAGACCATGGCCGCGCAATTGGCCTACTACCTCGTGATCAACCGCTCCTTGATGGAGCAGGTCACGGGGCAGGCGGAAGCGATTGATGAGTTAGTTGGCGACCGTGATGCACTACTCGGGGATAGCCTGAAGCATCGCACATTGACCGATTCGGCAGTGGCGCTCAGTGCTGAGAACTTGGCATTGCGTCGTCAGGCCGATGTCGCACACGCCGAGAATGACGCACTTCGCGTGGCCATCGCCGCGCTGCAATCGGAACTCGTTCGGGCGATTGATGGCCAAAAGAGCGACCTCGATCTCATTAGCGACTCCTTGGCGATTGCTAGCCGCCCACAGCCCAACGAGGCCACGCCGATTGTTTGTCGTTACGCTGGCTGTGATGATGAGTTTAAGACGACCAGCGGGCGCGGGTCGCACGAAAAGCGGCTGCACGGTGCGGTGTGGCAATCGGCCCCGCTGCCCATCGTGTCCATCGACTCGACATGGCGCTGTGGCGTGTGCTACTCCGACGCCTTTGCGCAGAGCGTGGCGCATCCGGATCGGTGCATTCGTTGCGCCAAGATGAGCATGAATGGCCACGCCCTGGAAGCCGCCTAAAAGTGAACCATGGTACACAAACCTATGGCTACAGCACCAATTAACCTACAACAAGAGCGGGCGAAGCGCGCAGCCCCCATTGCCGCCAACCCGCTTGAGTTACCGTCCGACCCCGATGCGGAACAGGCCTGCATCGGGTCGATCCTGCTCAACCGTGAGGCAATCATCGCGGTCAAAGATTGGCTACTGCCGGAGCGGTTCCACTTAGCCAAGCATCGCCAAATCTACGAGGCCGCGCTGGCGTTAGTCGCCAATGGCGTGCCGCCTGATATCCGCACCGTGTCGTCCGAGTTGCGGGTACGTGGGCAGCTTGAGGCAGTAGGCGGCATCCTCTACCTGAATGAACTGATCCAGAGTGCGCCAACGAGCTACCACATTGCGCACTATGCCGAATCGGTAGACCGTACCGGCTGGCAGCGTGAACTCATTCGGGCCGCCAGCAAGTTAATAGCAACCGCCTACGCAAATGCCGATCAGGCCGCTGCTGAGATTGAGGCCATCACCACCGTGGCCGCGAACCGACGCCACCACGCGGTGCGCATCTTCCACATTAGCGAACTCTGGGCAGAACAGTTCCCCCCGCTCCAAATCTTGATTGAGGGCCTGCTGTACGAAGGCGTGACCCTCTTCTCGGGCAAGCCCAAGATGGGGAAGTCGCTCTTAACCATTGATGTTGGGGCGGCGATTGCAGCAGGCGGGATGGCGCTTGGCGGCGTGCAGGTCGCTGGCGGGCCGGTGCTGTACCTGTGTTTGGAAGATCCGACCGCTGCGCTTCAGGAGCGGTTGGCCAGCGTGCTGCATGGCCGTCCCAATATCCCCTTCTACTACCAAACGCAATGGCCTGCGCTCGATAGCGGTGGCCTCTCCGCAATCCAAGGCTGGCTCGACGAGCATGAGGACGCCAAGTTGATCGTGATCGACACGTTGGCCAGCATCGCCCCGGCCCCTGATGCCCGAAAGACGAGCTATCAGGCCGATTACGATTCGCTCAAGCACCTCCAGCGCATCGCGGCCAAGCGTCCCGGCCTGAGCATTATCGTCAACACACACAGTCGCAAAGCTGGCGCTGATGATGTGCTGGACGAAATATCCGGCACCACGGGCAAATCGGGAGCCGTCGATCACGTGTGGGTCATGCGGCGCGTGCGTGGCGAGAACGAGGCTGAACTACACGTGCAGCCCCGACGAGCGGCCTCCAGCGTGCGAGCGCTCACCTTTGATGAACAACTAATTACGTGGCGAATCGGCGGCGATGCGGAAGCGAGCAAAGCGGCTCGTATGCGCCAAGAACTGCTAGAGGCGCTGGCTGATGAAGATCTGTGGCCATCAGATCTCGCCTCGCTCCTCGATATGGACACGGAACAGGGCAAGGCCAAGATCCGACAGCAGTGCAGCAAGCTGCTCAAGGCCAAGTTGGTGGAGAAAATTGAGAAGGGCAAGTATCGGTTAACGCGGTTGGGCCAACAGGAATTAGCCGTTACGTCAAGTGATGAAAATAAAGATCAACGAGATCGGAAGATCGGAGATCGGAACTCTGCATCTGGCTTTCGGCAGGTGACAGGCTTCGATGAGGCACCGGAACCAATCAACGAAGTTCCGATCTCCGATCTTCCGATCCACGGCAATCGATCCGAGAACACAACCGACATTGCCGCCAAGGAAAGCGCCATTGATGGCGTCCTAAAGCCCATTGCGCCCCAACAGCGCTTCTTTGTGCGCATCCAGATTAACAGCAATAAGGCATCTGACCAAGCCAAAGCGCGCCTAACGTGTGAACAGGCCGGAGTCGACTACCGCGCACTCTACCGCCTGATACGGGGCCACGAGCCGCCAGAGCAGGCCGAATAGAGTTCCGATCCACGGATCGGATTAGTTTTAGCCCGCCTGGGGTGGGACTATCAAGACACAACTCTGATTCTGGTTCGTTTTCAACCCCTCTTATACCCCCCCTATATATACATGGGGGGGTATAGAGATACACGAAGTCGGATAGAACGATGCAAGAACCAACAATGAAAGCCTACGCAATTGATCACGACGGCTGCTACTGGCTAGCTCATGCGCCAACCGCCGCAATCGCCAAGGGGTTGCTTTTGGCTCGTGAAGGCTTCACCCGCCCGCTGCGCTGCCGACGCTGGCCAGAACTGGATCGCGCCTGGGGCGATACTGAGTTACAGGCATGGGGCGTGCCTGGGCTACGCGATTGGGAATGCGGCAACATTATTGGCACGCCAGCGCCGTTTGAGCAGGTGCGGCCATGACCACCAAAAGCAACCTCTCCGCTATCTATCAGAAGCTCCTGAGCGATGCCCAGAAGCTGCCCAGGCACGATCACGCCACCACCCTCCGCAATGGCGCACGCATCGCCCTGCGCTTGCGCAACGGCGTGCAGACCGTCACCTTTTCACGCAGCGATGTGGAAGTTGGCGAGATTGAGTTAGCGACGTTCCAGAAGCATTGCAGTATCCCCAGCCACGCAAGGCGCATTCCGGCAGAGGGCCAGGGCGAGCGCAACGAGGGCGGGCGACTACGGCGCTACGTGGCCTATCGCTGGTCGCTTGTGCCGGAAACCCAAGCCCAATTTGCCCTGCCACCAGGGGCGCGCAATAACGACGAAGAGTTGTTTCCAGAGGAAGCGTGATGCAGCCAATCAAAGCGCCATACCCCCAATTCGGCGGTAAGTCTGGCATTATGCCCGCGATCTGGCGGCGCTTTGGTTTGGTTCGGAACTTTGTCGATCCGTTTTGCGGCTCGGCGAGTTCGATCCTTGGTGCGCCCGAATTGCCGCCCGTTGTGACCCTGAACGACCTTGACGGCTTTATTGCAAACTTCTGGCGCGCCGTTGCCGCCGATCCTGACAGCGTTGCGCGGTTTGTTGATTGGCCAGTGAATGAGATTGATCTGTTTGCGCGGCATGTATGGCTGCTGAAACAGGAAGGCGCACTCCGCGCCAAACTCGAAGCCGATCCCGACTGGTTTGACGCCAAGATCGCGGGCTGGTGGTGCTGGGGCGCGTGCTGTT